ATTTTCCCCCCTATGGTCGCGCATATAGATGGAGCAGTAGTGGTAGGGGTGTGGCCCTCAGGTTTGGAGGAAGTGCGTTTAGTCAAATAGAGAAAAACATGCAATTTTCACCTCAAGGCAGCAAAATACTGCTGCACTCGGGTGGCAGCACAACAGGTCAGCTTCGCGTATTAGGCTGGAACGCAAGTGGAACGACCGAGCATTATAGAAATCCCCCTGGACTCCCTTCATTTGTATCTGCCAGGGAGTCGGCCTTTTCGCCCTCGGGCAACTATCTAGCGGTTCCACTGAGTTTCGCCCCATTCATCCACGTCTACACGGTAAACCCCTCATGAACTACATCCTCGACAAAGGCGCGCAATCCGTCTATCCCTACACGGTCTCGATGCTGCGCCAAGACAATCCCAACGTCGGCATATCTGCTGATCCCACCTCATACGATCTGGCCACATTCGGCGTCTACGCGGTCCTCCTCTCCACCCCGCCAGAGGCGGACCCAAGTACCCACCGAATAGAGGAAGCACCTCTGCCCACCCGCCGCCCCGATGGCAGTTGGGTTCAGGCCTGGGTAGTACGAGATGTCACGCCAGAGGAAAAGGCCGCCTGGGATGCCGCCAATGCCCCGCAACCCGACTGGATGGCGTTCGGCATCGACCTAGCGATGCACCCAAGCATTACTGCGCTCTACGAGTCACTGCCTGGCCCCATGGCCGGCGGCCTGAGCGTTGGCCTCAACGAGGCCGGCAAAGGTGATCCGCGGCTGTTTTTTGGGCTATGGAGTCGGCTGCTGGCAGCGGGGGCAATATCAGCCGAGCTGCTTGGCGCTATAGCCGTCATGGCGGTTGAACACCACTTGCCAGCAGAGTTCACCTCCGAGCTAGCACCTGCTCCAGAGTCCCGAAGGCCTCCAAAGCCTGAAAGTACCTGAGTAGTTAGGGGCCTTTCGGCCCCATGCAATTGCTACCGACAACGTTCAGTCAGCCGAAGGCTGCACAGGACGAGAAGGGCCTCAGCAATAGCGGCATCCTTGGCGGCGTCAGCGTCGGCCAGTTCCTGCAGCGGCGCAATTTGCGCAGCAGCTTCGTCGGCGCGGGCTTGAGCTTCGCCGGTGGCGGCTCGAGCAGCGGCGATGGCCTCAGCGTCAGCGACATCGTTGCCTAGTGCGACCTCAAGAGCAGCCTTGGTTTCGGCCAACTGAGTGAGCAGTCCGGCACGTTCGCCGGCCAAATAAGCGAGGACCTTAGTGACGCGGTCAAGGATCGTCATGACGTTTGACTGGAGTTTGTTAAAAGCCTGGAAAAAAGCGAAGTCCACAATTCGAGCATGTGGACGCGCTCACTTTAAGCGTTACTCTGCACTTGTGCATCTGATCCCGCTGCCGTGCCAGAGCCGTTCACCGCGATCCTGGCCGCTCTTGCGGGGGCTCTTGCGGGGGGAGTGTTAAGCAGCACCGGCAGCTGGTTCGCCAACGTCAGCAGGCGCGACGATGCCACCACTGCAGCACTGATCCAGGTCTCCACCTCGGTCAAGCACATCGACAAGACGCTGGAGCGTTTTGAGACGGCATTTGATGGCATCTACACAACGCTGCAGCGTCACGACAACCGCATTACCCATCTAGAGGCAACCCATGAACCGCGTCTCTGAATACGTCGCCCTGGCAATCGCCATCCACGGCGCTGCTGTGCTGATCGTGAACCTTACCCCAACGCCTAAGGACAACCAGGCCCTGGGCGATGTCAGCCGCATGGCGGTGAAGCTCTACCGGGCGATCGAGATCCTGGCGGGCGTCTGGACACCACTGGTCAAGCGCTAAGGCCTGCAGGTGAGGTACCAGCCACCGCTGCCGCCAGGCATCCATCGGGGGTTCCAGTTCTTGCGGCTGTAGATCACCCCGGCCCCGTTGGTGTTTCTGGCGTAGCCGCCGGGCACCAGCAGGGCTTCGCCGCTGGGGTCGTTCTGAATCCAGGCCAGGCCGTTGTAGCCGATCACCACCGACCAATGCCCACCGCCCCTGGGGGCGCTCACAGGGCCGTGATGCAGCCAGCCCACCGCTACGGGCCTACCATCGTCAATCTCTCGCTCCAGGGCCTTCGGTGTGCCGTTGGTGTGGAAGTTGGCGTCTAGCCCCAAGGACCGCAGCGCGGAAAGCTGGGCCTCGGCGGACGTGGAGTCCCCGTGCTTGGCGCGGATGGCGTTATAAGCGTCATCGCTAGGGATCTTGCCCCAGAACATTGCCAACATGGCGCAGCTGGAGGAGAAGCATTCGCGGTAACCGGTGCCACTTCTGTTATCAAGCTGGCTTTGCCACTTCACCTTGAGCGGGTTGCTTGTTGCCGCGGCCATGATAGGTAGAGCTTTGCACTGGTGTAATTATGGCTGACCTGGCAAAGGATCTCGAGGAGCTGCACGCCTCAGTGGTGCGCACCGTCCGCGATCGCATCGACAACGGTGGCTATGACGACGAGGGCAATCTCATACCCACCACCAACGACGATCTGCGTGTCGCGTTGCAGCTGCTCAAGCAAAACGCCATCACCGCCACCCTCAGCCAGGACGACACCGACAAGCTGAGATCCAAGATGGCCAGCAAGCTGGATTTCTCAGCCCTCAAGGACAAGCCCAACGTGGTGCCAATGGTGCGGCGGACCGACGATGCCGCTACCGCTTGACCCCGCCGTAGGCGGCAGCCATGGGCTGAGGCTTCCATCCCATCGCCAGGGCATCGATACTGGCCCCGGTCTCATCAAACCAGGCTTGCCGCATCGCATCATCGAGGTCTTCCTGACGGGTGGCCTTGGCCTTCTCTTGGTCCTGCGCGGCGGCATCAGTAAAAAACTTCACCCCGAGGGCCACCGCATCGAGCCGGTCGTCAAAGCTCAGTGAGCCACGCTCAACAGTGATCCGGCTGAGCTGATACATCAGCGACCGCTGGTGACCCGTCTCGGGGTCACGCTCGGCCTCGTTGTAGTCCTTTTTGATTAGCTCACTGCTCACCACCATCCGGTGCTGCTGCACCAGGGGGGCAAGGGTGTCCACGATCCGCCTCTCTTTTTGCTGGCTCACCCGGATCTCTTCAATCGAGACCGGATAGACCTTGGCCATGGCCGGTGACAGCAGGGCCGTAAACATGCCATCACCCATGTTGCTTTCTGCCACGCAGTAGCTGACCTTCCAGCGCTTGGCACGTTCCGCCAGCATCGCCAGCACCGCCGGCTCATACCCCCGTGTGGTGCCGCCGCTCTCGAGCAGGAAAAAGTTGCCGTTCAGCTCAGCGATCACCGCCCATGCCAGCTCATCACTGCCGCGGCCGGCGGGGTCGATTGCCAATACGCAGCGCCAGGTCTCTTCAGCCGATACCCAGCCGTTGATCACGGTTGGGCGGTGGTAGTAGCGATCGGCGCCCATTCCCACGGAGATCAGGTTCTGGATGCGCTGATCGGGACTGGCCGCCCAGATCACCACCTCGGGCAGCGCCTTGCCATCGAGGTCCATCACCATCAGATCCCCCAGCCGGATGGGGTAGCGATCCATGGTGCTGAGCCGGCAGTTGAGCATGAACTGCAACTGCACTGAGGCCCGTGTCATGCGCGTTTCGCGCTTCAGCAGCTCCTGGTGTCCAAACCGCTCGGGGTCGGTCGGCTCTCCTTTTAACGACGGCTGGGCTTGCACCGCTTCGGCAATGCCAGGCGCCAGGTTGCCCTCGTAGCACTCCCATTGATCTGGGTCGTTGGGATCGGGGAAGCGTGCGGGCCAGAACCGAATTGCGTAGTTCCGCTCACGCACCAGCCGTAGGTAGAGCGAGCTCTCAAGGTGTGGTGTTCCCAGGTAGCGGATCTGTCTTGGGAACACCTGGCGCAGGCCGCCCTGGCTGTAATCCCTAGGGGCGTCGGGATCAAACCCAGGGTCATCTGGCTTGATGATTGCTTCGAGCTCGGTGACGGCCTGGGCCAGCCGTTCCTGCTTGAGCGTTGTGATCGAGTTGTTGAGGGTCTCGATGTCATCCGGCAGACAGAGCGTGCAGCGCTTGCCGGTGAGTGCTGGGCTCAGGATTCCCACAGCGCGGACACTCGGGCTCTGATCGATCACGGCAGGGCCCACATCAAAGGCAGATACCGATGAACGGCCATCCGGCCGCGGCTCCAGGCACCGCAGGATGTCTACGTCGCGGATGCAGCGGGCCATGAAGGTTGCCACCTCCTCAGCCTTCTCAGCGGTGCAGGCTGGGATCAGCACCTTCTCGGTGAACGGGTCATGGCGCAGCCGCCATAGGGCATAGCCACCCGACTCGAAGGATTTACCCAGGCCACGGTAGGCAGTAGTGATCGAGCGATCGGGGCCATTTTCCATCCATTCCGCCACCTCGAGCTGACGGAGGGTGGGGGTATCGGCAAGGTTGAGTTCTCGCAGCAGGTAGCAGAGGAAGTGGGGGAAGGGCCACAGCTCAGGCGGCAAGGGTTCCCACTTCATGAGGAAAGCCCTCCTGCCGAAACAGAAGGGCCTTCCCAACAACAACCAAACACTGAGAAGTGAATGGCACGCAACGGCACCACCCGTCCACGTTGGCTAGAGCTTAGCCGTAGGGCTATTCCCACGCCTAGTTTTTGTCAGTGGTTTGCGGGTCGTCGCCTTGGAGCCGGCCCTTGCTGGTGCGTGCTCTCTTCTTTGGTGCTGGCTCAGGGTCTGGTATTCCTTCCAACGCCGCCACAGCAGCTGCCACTACCTCGTCAGGAACGTCGCTGCCGTACTCATGGATTCCGAGACGTATTCGCTCGCTGTTGGATAGGTACACAACTGGAGAGCAGATGCACTCAGGTTAGCTGCGCTGCTGCTGTCATTCCAGGGAGTCTTGAAACTGCTGCCATAGGTGGCCGCGGCGCTGTGGGCCTCCTACCGATGCCACGTAGGGATTGAGGAGGAAGTAGTAGGAGCCTGACCGCTTGTCGTGAACCTTGGAGACGAGGAACTCCTTTCGCAGCCGGGTGAGAGCGCTGATGCAAACCGGGAGCTTGACGCCCAGTCGCTCGGAGAGATGAGAAGCGGTGACGCGGACTTTGCCGGTGGTCGGTTCCATTTCAGCAATGAGAGCGTTGAACACGGCCATGTCTCGAAGCTGAAGCCGCCTGGTCTTCACCAGGTCAATGACCGCATCTAGGTCTTTGCGGTGGACCATCACAAAGTCCTCATGGCCACTGTCTTTAGGATTCACGCAGTCAGTCCTCAGCTGACGTGCCCCTAGTCATTCCTAGTATTCGACTACTAGGTGTGACACTGCTGCCACTGTCTCGACCCAGTGGTAGCAAGGGGTTTTGGCAAGCTGAGATTAACAGGTGCTCAACCTATGTGCAGAGCATTCCTTCCTACACCTGCTCTCCCCTGCAGCAGCTCTTAGTTCTTAGTAGAGACAGATCTAAAACCAGGGCAGACACAACACACCCTGCGACAGCCGCACACACCCCCCACGCCCACCCGCAGCGCACCCTCGGTAATTCCCATTTTTGGGTCGCGTCATCTGGTGGGGTCCCCCACGCGCCGCGTCTGGCGCCCCCCCCGTGGCCCCCTGCTTTCGCTGTGCAGGGCAGCGGGGCGGGTGTGTGCTGCTCTAGGTGTCGATACGCCTGCGGGGCAGCTAGGTGGCCTCTGAGGGGCTGCTGCAGCCATGGCGGGCAGATCTGCGGCCGGTGCCGCTGGGGTCTGCAGTGCTGGCCTGGGCTGCACGCGGATTGCTGATCCGTGGGGTGCTGCTGGTGAGCACTGCGCAGCCGGTGCAGCTGGCGGGCGCTGGCCTGCTGCTGGTGAGCACTGCGCAGCCGGTGCAGCTGGCGGGCTGGTGAGCACTGCCATAGCCGCTTTGTTACGGAATGTGAACATCCACCCCCCCCACAATTCCACCCATGGAGAGATCTGTGCTATAAAGGGCAAGTGCTCACCACTGGTGCAGCACAACAACAACAACCAACCACCCGCAATGACGACCGCAACCAAGCCCGCCGACTACGACTACACCGCCTGGGACGTGCAGGCCTACTCCGGCCTGCTCGAAGACTGCACCGGCTACACCGTCCAGGTTGCCACCGACGCCGAGGGCGAGCGCTGCTACCAGCTGACCGACGTCTACGGCGATGCCGAGGGCGAGCCCTGGTACGTCTTCGAAGACGTGGTAGCCGACACCCTCGACGCGATCGAAGCCCAACTCAATAGGGATTGATGGCCTGATGGTTGCACTGAGGTCTGCGGACCTCTCTGCAGCCTTCACAGCTGCCAAACAACAACCAACCAATCAACCAACACTGAGACCATGGCTGCTATCACTGAGCTCAAGACCGGGACCGCTACGGAACTGCTGGAAACGGCGATTGTGAGTGACCCCGGCAGCTGTGCCGCTGTGCTGCCTTACTGGCCGATCTGGGCAGCTGCGCAGTTCGCATCAACGGATGAGGCCAAACAGCTGCTGCAATTCGTGCATGTATGGCGTGATGGCGACGCGTTCCAGATCGAATCTACGGACGGTCACAGGGCGTTCCGATTCAGGCTGCCCGCCTGGGGTCCTGATGCAATGCCCACACTGTGGCGCGCACCTGATCAGGGCTTGCTGTTGCACGCCAAACCACTGAAGAAAGCTGTCAGCACAGCCAGGTTGCTGACGGTTACAGAGGATCTTTGGGCCGTATTCCATGGCGGCAAAGGGCGGGCACTTCTTGAGCTGTCATCTGTGAAACTGTCCGGGGTTTATGGAGTCAATACAGCAAGCGATAGCGGCAAGGTTGGCACTTATCCGAAGATCAACCAACTGTGGCCAGATGGTTTCACTAACAAGCCTGGCCAGCAGTTCGCATTTAATCCGCGTTATCTGCGGGAGTGGTGCTCTGTAGTTGAAAGACTCGGCAAGAGCGGCGACACGAAAATCGTCTGCAACTCTCACTTAACGCCCTTTGTTTTCAGCTGCAGTTACGAATGCTGCATTGGTCAGCATTTTCCGGACGCAGCACTTGAGCTGTTGTTAATGCCTGTTCAGATCAGGGATTGATGGCCTGATGGTTGCACTGAGGTCTGCGGACCTCTCTGCAGCCTTCACAGCTGCCAAACAACAACCAACCAACGCCATGACCACCACCACTAAAACCAGCAAGACACGGAAGGCTTACGAGGGCCCTACAGCAGAGGAAAGGCTTTGCTCAGCGCTGATTGAAATACTCGAGCAAGGGGTCAACCCATGGCGCCGCGACTGGGCCCAGATCGGGCAGCAAGGGCATCACCGGAACTTGCTTACGGGTAACGCCTACCGGGGTTCAAACCCTGCAGTTCTTGAGATGTGGGCAGCCTGCCGCGGTTACAAGCTGCCGCTATGGCTTGGCACTGCTCAGGCCAAGGCGCAAGGCTGGTTTCCTCGCAAGGGTTCTAAGGGCTGCTACGTGCTCAGGCCACAGCTGAACAAGCGTGAGCAACAAGACGAACAAGGGCAGCCGGTTAAGGGCCCTGATGGTTCCGTGATGGTCTCAGCATGGGTCAGTTACAAGCCAGCGTGTGTGTTCAATGTTCAGGATTTGAAAGGAGGCGACGAGGCCTCACAGGCTGCGCTAGATGCCCGCATAGCTGAGGCCCTAGGCGCTGTGACCGTGAGGGCTGAGCATGAGAGGTTGGCAGCTGCTGAAGCTGCCCTAGGCGATTGGCCGGTGCCCACCGTCTGGCGTGGTGATCGGGCCTACTACAGCCCTGCTGCTGATCAGATCACGATGCCAACTCGCGGCCAATTCGA